TATGTTCCTGACTCTCTTGAAGGACTGATTGAGCACTCTAGTGAGTTGCGTTGGCTCTCAGTTAAAGGAGGTGGTGTTGGTGGGCACTGGAACCATGTTCGTTCAGTTTCAGACAAAGCTCCTGGACCGATGCCTTTCTTACATACTGTCGATGCTGATATGACAGCGTATCGGCAGGGCAAAACAAGAAAAGGATCATATGCTGCATACATTGATATTGATCATCCTGACATTATTGAATATTTGAACATGCGTGTACCGACAGGTGACGTCAATCGTAAATGCTTAAACTTACATCACGCAGTAAATATCACTGATGACTTTATGCAAGCTGTCGCTGATGATGCTAATTGGGATTTGAAAGATCCTAGTGCTAATGATGTGCGCGAAACGATGAGAGCTCGAGCTCTTTGGGAGCAAATACTAGAGACTCGGTTCCGTACAGGTGAACCATACCTCAACTTTATTGACACCGCCAATAATGCGTTACCAGAAACAATGAAAGAGCTAGGATTGCGCATTCATGGTTCTAACTTATGTAATGAGATTCATTTACCAACATCAGAGGATAGAACTGCAGTTTGCTGCTTATCTTCATTAAACTTGGAGAAATACGATGAGTGGAAGGATTCCACTGTTGTTCGTGATCTTATTCGCTTTCTTGACAACGTCCTGCAGTATTTCATTGACCACGCAGGAGACGAGATCAAAAGAGCTCGGTATAGTGCTGAAAGGGAACGTTCCCTTGGACTAGGAGCTATGGGTTTTCATGCATATTTGCAGAAAAATCTTGTTGCTTTTGAGTCGGAAGAAGCTCAAATCGTCAACGAAGAAATGTTCAGACACATTCAAGAAGAAGCGATTGCTGAGTCATTATTAATGGGAGAGGAGCGTGGTGAAGCACCTGATATGAAAGGTACTGGTCGTAGAAACGCACACTTGCTTGCCATTGCCCCGAATGCTAACAGCTCAATCATCGGAGGAACAAGTCCGAGTATCGAGCCTATCAAAGCAAATGCCTACACGCACCGAACACGTGCAGGTTCACATTTAGTTAAGAATAAGTATCTCGAAAGAGAACTAGAAAAACTGGGTAAAAATACTCAGGAAGTATGGAGTTCAATCATCACGAATGGTGGCTCAGTACAGCATTTGGCGTTTTTGTCAGATGAACTAAAGGCAGTGTTTAAAACTGCTATTGAAATAGATCAAGATTGGGTGGTTTACTTGGGTGGAGCAAGACAAAAATACTTGTGTCAAGGACAATCACTTAACATATTTTTCCCAGCAGGTGCACCACGTGGATATGTACATAAGATACACTATAATGCTTGGAAATATGGATGTAAAGGATTATATTATTTAAGAACTGAAACTTCAAACAGAGCAGAAAACGTGGCACAGAAAATTGAAAGAGATAGGCTAGTCGAATTCAATGAAGCGCAGTCACAAGATGAATGCGTTGCGTGTCAAGGATAAGGAAAACACATGGAAATACAAGTTTATTCTAAATCAGGTTGCCCATTTTGTGTCAAAGCGAAAGATTGGTTTGACGGGCATGGATTCAAATATACTGAAGTTAAACTCGATGATGAAGAACAGCGTCTTGCTTTTTATCAGAAAATTAATGGCAACCAAGATACAATCGGGCGTGGACCTGATCATCGCGGAGTGAACTCTGTTCCACAAATCTTCATCGATGATAAACACATTGGTGGTTACGACCAACTAATGAATAAAGCAGACGATATCTTGAAAAAGAAGTCTGGTGGATTGATGAAGTTTTCAGAAACATACAAGCCATTCTATTATCCTTGGGCAGTAGAAATTACTACAAGACACGAGAAAGCACACTGGATCGAAGATGAACTTGATTTATCAGAAGATGTAGCTGACTGGAAGTCAGGACGTGTTACTGCTGAAGAAAAAGATTACATCACTAATATATTGAGGTTATTCACACAGTCAGATGTCGCAGTTGGGCAAAACTATTACGATCAGTTCATTCCGAAGTTTAAAAATAATGAGGTGCGTAATATGCTTGGCTCTTTTGCTGCACGTGAAGGAATCCATCAGCGGGCATATGCGCTTCTCAATGAGACCTTGGGATTACCAGCGTCAGAATACCACGCATTCCTTGAATATACAGAAATGGTGGACAAAGTTGAGTTTATGACTGAGGCAGATCCATCGACAGTAAGAGGATTGGGGTTAGCATTAGCCAAGTCAGTGTTTAATGAAGGTGTTGCTCTGTTTGCGTCATTCGTCATGCTGTTGAACTTCCAGCGTTTCGGTAAGATGAAAGGGATGGGCAAGGTTGTAGAGTGGTCTATTCGTGACGAATCAATGCACGTTGAAGGTAACTCTAAGTTGTTTAGATCTTACTGTTCTGAGCACCCAAGAATCGTTGACACTGAGTTCAAGAAAGAAATTTATGAAATGTCACGTCTTGCAGTTGAACTTGAAGATAAGTTTATTGATCTAGCGTACAAGATGGGTGATATTGAAGGATTATCATCTGAAGAAGTCAAGCAGTATATTCGTTACATCACTGATAGACGTTTGTTACAGCTAGGATTGAAGCCAAACTTCAAAGTAAAGGATAATCCTCTTCCATGGCTGGAGTGGGTTCTGAATGGTGCTGACCATACGAACTTCTTTGAAAACAGAGTCACTGAGTATGAAGTTGCGGGACTTACAGGTTCATGGGATGATGCTTATGCCGCATGATGATATTCGTGTAATTGACGTAACATGTGAAGAGTGTAATACTGGATTCAAAATGAAGTTTACCGATACTGACGAAGGGGGTATGTCCATTGTGGCATGCCCTTTTTGTGCAGCCGAGTTATCTGAGGACGACTACATAGAAGTGGAACCTTATGATGATGGGCTGAAAGATTGGGCATGGGAAGAGTAGTAGCAGGAATTGATTATTCATTAACGTCACCAGCACTTTGCGTATGCTTAGATGATGAAAATGTGACTTATGATAATTGCAAATTTTATTATCTTACTGATAAGAAGAAATTTGATGGCAAGTTCGGTAAAAATATTTTAGGTGTTGAACACCAAGAATACTTTACAGAGCAACAAAGATATAGTAATATAGCTGATTGGATCATGATGTACGTTAAGGACTTTTACAAAGTTCAGAAAGTATACATTGAAGGATATAGCATGGGATCTAAAGGCAGAGTATTTCATATTGCCGAAAACACAGCTATTCTAAAGGATCGACTCTGGTGCCGAGGCATCGAGTTCGATTCCATCGCACCGACAGCAGTTAAGAAGATTGCGTCAGGCAAAGGTAATGCCAACAAGGAACTAATGCAAGAAACATTTATTCAAGAGACTGGTATTAACGTAAAGAATCTATTGGGGCAGACAGAGAATAGTTGGAATCCGTCTGGTGATATTATTGATGCGTTTTACATTTGTAAAGCAGGAGTGGAACTAGAAAATGCAAGTCAGGGAACGTGATACTAACACGTATTTGGCTAACAACAAATATAATGTAGTCGAACAAGGTGAATATCGAAAATACGAAACAACGATTTGGGAGGGTGAAAACTCTCGCCAACAAATATTTGGTTATACAGCACCAGCACTACTAGATATTCCTTTCTATGATGCGATTGGTATATCAGGAACCGCAGGTTTTGATGAGTGTGGTCTGCAGTCAGTTATTCAAGGNGATCACATTTATAATGCTNGGTTTGGTAAACAAGCGAATGCTTTCCGAACTAATCAAACACTCTGGGATAACTACTCAGGAACGTTTGAAATACGAGTTGAAGATTGTAAACCGCATGTGTTTAATGAACCTGTGAATCAGTGGTTTGTAACAACTGGGCATTATTGGCATTACTTCTGTGAAGATCTCCCCATCATTCGTGCGTTGCGCGAAAATGATTATCCAATCATCAGCAACAAACTCAAGTCATGGCAAATGGAAGCATTACAGTTTTTCCCAGATATTTTAGAACGCATGATATTTGTAGATATTCCAGCAGCGATTCATTCGCCTGAGATTCACGTGTTTACACATCCCTCAATATCAAATCGAGGGAAAGCTGCCAAATGGGCAGTTCAGTATCTAAAACGAAATATGATTTCAGATGAATACGCATATAATATTAAAAACATTTATATCTCTAGAGCTGATGCGAATGCTAGGCATATAGAAAATGAAGATGAACTTATGAAAGTGCTTGATAATTATGATTACAAGAGGTATAATTTAACAAGTCTTTCATTGTGTGAAAAGATTAGTTTATTCGCAGGGGCAGAGAATATAGTTGGACCAACTGGTGCAGGATTTACGCACCTGTTGTTCGCCAATAGTCCTAATGTGGTAGATTTCAATCATGCATTTGAAGTGAATGAGGAATGTGGTTGGAATAACTTGGGTGATGTTAATAATGCGACTTGGCATACCATTGCAGCAGAAAAGAGTTTACCACCATCAAGCGAAAGACCAAAAGCTAAAAATGGGAACCTGATTGTAAATGCCAAAACTGCGGAAACTGTCCTCAAACTTTTACAACACTCTTAAATATTTCTATGGGCATTCGGGGTGCATAGTGAAACTGATCCAATATCCTGACGGCAGATATGCTGTAGAAAAATGCGGCAGTCCAAAGTTAAAGGATTCTGCAGCATTACAAAATCATTTGAAGCATTTGGGTTTTAATACTCCTGAAGTTTATGAAGTTTCTAATGATTGCTACACAATGGAGTATATCGATGGTGTAGATATGCACACATACATTGAATACGCTTCAGTTGAAGAGATAGATAATCTGATCAATTTTTTGAAGAATTCTATTGGAATATTTGCAGAAAATGCAACAGAGTCATTTGATTTTAGTGAACTAATGGAATCAAAGCTCAGAATGATTTTTGATGCTGTTTATGAAGATGAGCCAACACCATTACTTGCCAGAGATTTATTAGAAAGGATTCCCAAGGTATTACCCACTGGACCAATTCATGGCGATTTCACTTTAGAAAATATTATGTACAAGAAGGGTAAGTTTTATTTGATTGATCCTAATCCTACTGAGTTTAATAGTTGGGTGTTTGACGCAGCGAAACTGAGACAAGACTTAGATGGTCATTGGTTTTTGAGAAATAAGAAAAACGTAGTAAATCATAAGATCGTGTGTGAGAAGATATCTAAATCATTAAAACAAGAATATGGTGAAATGACGAATCAAGCATTGTATTGTTTTATGCTCTTAAGAGTTCGGGCATATTGTATAGAAAAAGAAAATAAAGCTCTAATTAATCGGGAGTTACAAAACGTATGGCAGTAATCATTCCATGTGCTGGTAAATCTTCTAGATTCCCAGGAACTCGACCAAAGTATCTGTTGAGTATGCCTGATGGAAGAATGATGATTGAGCATGCTGCTCAAAAGTGGTTGGGTGAGGAAGTCATCATTATTCCTATATTAAAAATGCACGCTGAATACTTTAATGCTCAGCATGCTTTAGAACAAGCATTCGGAGATAAAGTAACAATTCATGTGCTTGATGAAGAAACTACAGGTCCAGCTGACACAGTTTATCAAGTCGCCAAGAACTTAAATGGTAACGAACCAATATTCATTCAAGATTGCGATAGTCATTTTGATTTGAGTAGAGTTAATGCATGCAACTATATTTGCACTGTTGACTTGCGCAATAACTTACAGGTACAAAACGTTGCTGCTAAAAGTTTTGTCGTCACTAATGAGCAAGACATCGTAACAAACATCGTAGAAAAATCAGTAGTCAGCAATCATATTGTTGTTGGTGGTTATTGTTTTGAAACAGCTGAGGATTACTGCGAAGCATTTGAGAGTCTTGATCAAAATGATGAGCGATTTGTATCTCATGTAGTTAAAAAGCTGCTGGAAACGAAAGTGTTTATATCAGTTGAAGTTGATAATTATATTGATGTGGGTACAGCTGATGAATGGTATGCTCTAAAGAGGAAGTCACCTTTAATCATTTGTGATCTAGATGGAACATTAATACAGCACCAATCAAAGTATTTTCACCCAAGTATCGAGGATGATATCCAAGGAATACCATATGCTGTGGAGAAACTTCTGAAAAAGCAGAAAGAAGGAGCCAAGTTTATATTCCTATCAAGTCGCCCAGAAGAAACAAGAAAAAAGGTTTATCAATATTTGACCAGTGTTGGGTTTAAACAATTTCAATTAATCTTGGGTGCACCACACGGTGAGAGGATCCTAATAAATGATTATTCAAACAGTAATCCATACCCAACTGCGTCAGCAATTAATGTACCGAGAAACGATGATGATTTTTGGAGTAAATTTTAATGAGTGAGTTAGCAGCACATTTAGGTGGGCATAGCAACAAGACATGGTTCGATCGTGGATCTCTTAAATGGATGATGAAGAATTATGGTGTTGAGTCGATGGTTGATGTTGGTTGTGGTCCAGGAGGGCAGGTAAGTCACGCAAGAAGGATCGGTCTTGACGCAGTAGGCATTGATGGTGATCACACGGTGAATCCTGATGTACTAGTAGACTTTACAGTTGATACTTGGGAAACTGATAGAACCTTTGACTTGGCTTGGTCAGTTGAGTTTATGGAGCATGTCCCTGAAGAACATATGCATAATTATATGAAGATATTTGATAAATGTGAGTATGTAATTTGTACTTGTAACATGGAGCCTGGACCATTACATGTC